ATTGGACGCGGGATTGCCTAGGGTCGGTTCGTATGGGTGTGTGTGACTGCTTGCAGCCGCGCCGATGTCGCTCGCAGTGAGATTGCGTGTGGCCACGCCGGTGACGATGCCGTCTGCGACCACGATGTTACTGAAGACGGCTGCGCCCGAAAGAACGGAACTGCCACGGTCATACGAGCCATGTGTGTGTGCCGCTACATCACCGACCACTTCCTCAGTGACCGAGAAGCTGTCCACCTCAAGATTGCCCAGCGAGTAACCCGTCACCTTGGTGATGATAGCCCGCCAGTACAGCGGCACAGCAGACGAGGCGGGCAACGCACCGTCCACAGTTGCGGTCGCAGAAATGCCAACGCTGGCCGCGCCCGGAATGCCCTCTGCAGGCTCTCCGGGGAACCAATTGGCATAGCCATTTAATGCTTGTGCAGACCCAAAGTTCGTCGGTGACGAGAACGACGAGTTGTCATCAAACTGGAACTGAACGGTGTACTGCGGCGCGACCCAGCCGGGATTGCTTGACAGGTTTTGCGCATACACGCCGTACAACTTGAGCGATGCGCTGACATAGGCACCCGTCCCCGCTGAAGGGATGGTGTCAGGATTAAGCGAAACATTCTGCGTTGTCGTGGAGCCGCTGAGGTTCACGTCCTGTGCAGCGATGGAGCCACCAGACGGATTCAGCGGTGCCGTGTAGCCCAATCGGGCGCGTAGTGCGTCAGCCCCGGCATCGGTCAACCACGCGGCGTCGCTGATGGTGTTTGCCGCGAACGAACCGCGAATGCCAACACGCGCCTCTTGCTGCCCGTTTACGCTTACAGTGTCGATGCCGAACAAACGCCGTCCGCCAACTATGACCGGCGCGGCATTCGGGTCGGGCTTGCCGTTTGCGTCGTAGATCTCGATTGGCGACAGCGATGCTGTGAGCGCCATGTAAGGTATGCCCGTTGCGCTGATGCCATTTTCACGATTCTGCAAGTACCCGATCAGCGCTGCGATGGACGAAAGTTGCGCGACATTCACCTTGTTGGCGGTCACGGAACCTGCTATCAGATCGTTGCCGTCCACAGATTTAGAGAAGCCTGTTTCGTCAGTCGGCGTCCCGGCATGGCGATACATCTTGCCGTCCGTGGTCAGGTAGACTGCGCGCCCCTCGTAGTTCCCCGCAGACGGTAATGACGCAACGATCTCGATCGCAGAGATCCCGCTGGCGAGATCAGCAGGCGTGATCGGTGTGTATTTGCCTGCGGCTAAGACCGGCGCTGTCCATGTGATGGCGCTGTCCACATTAGGTGGCGTACCCTTCTGAATCGCAGCGGTACCAAAGACCACATACACAGGATCGGTGCCGGTGTTCGGCGGGTCGATGTGCCAATTGGCTGGCGGCGTGAAGTCGTAGTTGTCGAAGTCGTATTCGCCGCCGGTCGGTGTGCTGGGAGGAGACGCACTGCGACGATAGGCTTTCAGTTCGACGATGGACCAGCCAGTGGGGCCAGTGGTTCCTACGCCAGTCGGCCCGCGAATGTTGCCACGCAAAGTCCAGGTTGTTGCGCCGGTCTTCTCGTAGTAATCGCCGTTGTCTGCGTTCAGGTAGAAATCATTAAGCTCACCGAGTGCGCCCGCTGGCGCACCGCTGCCCGTGTGCCACTCCGCACCCGGTGCACCCGGTGCGCCGTCCTCTGTGATCATCGCCACATCCCAGTCGGCGACGCCGATGGTCACCGTGGGATCGGTTGTGGAAACGGAGAACAGCGCCTGCCACAGCGCAGCCCCCGTTCCCGCGCCTGCAATTGTATTGCTCCAGCCGTTGATCGCCGTCCATGAATCCCCCGGCGTGTAAACATAATCGTCCGCCAGTGGCACATCACCCGGCGGCGTCTGGCCGTTGGCCGTACGCTTCCACGCGGGCATGTACACGAACTTCGGTGCATTTTCACCGGCGCGCGCCTTGCTGATGGTGTAAATCTTCTGCAGCGTAACGCCGCCATAGATCGCCTGCAAGGTGAACTGCGTGCTGTCAGCCGTCCACTCCGTCGGGATGCTCAGTGAATAGACGCCAGTCGTACGATTGATCGCCATACGCAGGCCATCAACTGTCCTGACGTGATCAGATCCGCTGACCGCGCCGCCGACAACCGTGAAGTCGGCGCTAGACGATACTTCTGACACACCCTCCCACACGCGGAACGCGCCGCCAGCGTCGGCCACAGTAGCCCCAGTCCCGTCGGCGAAGGTGGGCTCTACGTGGGCCTCGTTGGTTAGCAGCCCCGTGATGGCGTCGCCAGCAGACCCGTCCTGGCCGGACAACAGTTCGATCACGGAGACCTCGTCGTAAAGATCCTCCGACGTAGCTCGGATCGTGATGTGCTCGTTGTTGGCGACTGCAGCGAAGTTTGCCGCAGTCAGGGTGGCTGAAAGGTTATCGCCTCCAGGCAATGTGAGCAGAGAAGAGATGGGCGTGATCTCCACACCTTGAGCGTCCCACGCCTGCCAGACCACGCCGCCTGTCAGTCCTGTCCGTTGAATGGCGAAGTCGATCGCCGCAGGACCAATAAGCGCAGGCGTACCCGAGCTATTGTCGTAGCTGAATACCTGCCCCTCTGCCACGAGCTTGATGGAGCGAGCAGAGGAAGGAAGTGCCGTTGCTGCTACACCCGCACTCCACGCGCCCGCAGCATCCTCCACGGTGACCAAGCGCGCAAAGTAGTAGTGCTGCGTGCTATTGTCTAGGTGGAAGGTTCCCGTGAACGTTTGGTCTGTGACGTTTGAAGGCACAGGAACACGCACGCGCTCCACAATGCTTGCCGCGTCCGCTGTTGTACCACGCCCGAACTCAATGTAGTCGTTGTTGTCATCTCCGTCCCAAGTGTCAGGGAACGTGACGGCCAACTGCACGCGATTGGCCCCAACATCCGGCACCGGCACGGGAGGCGTCGGCACAGGGTCGGTGAGCGATTGCACCGTGTGTGAGATGGCTGTGGTGAATCCGCTGAAGCCGCCATTGCGGCTGACAGCCTGAACCTCGATCGAGTAGCTGCGGCCAAACTCGACGTCGGACACCGCAGCAAATCCCGCTGCAGCCTCTAGCCCGCGAACATAGATGTAATCTCCGGCAGTGCCGCCGCGATAACGGAGCGTGACTGTGGTGCCCGGAAAAAGGTTCTGCGCTGAGTTTGGGAACACCCAAGTCACAAGCATGCGCGGTGTGCGAGAACCGTCGCCCAGGAAAGGAAGCAGATTGTTGCCGCTCCACGCCTGCACATTCACCGGCTTGGGCGGTGGTATCTGCATCGGGTTAGGCGGCGTCGTGATGCCGGGATCGTAAGCAGGAATCGTGCCTGTGTCTGCGGTGAGGATGGCAGGCGCTGCGTCAGTGGCCACGATCTCTGCCGCGAGATCGGCTTCCGGGCGAACGCCCAGCACCAGCAGATGGGCGCTCTCCAACCCGAGCGTTCCAACCATCACCAAGTCATCTGCGGCGATGTTGTCGAAGGTGCCCTCTCGCGTCCCGGTGCGCACGAACTCGTCGATGTCCAAGCCCACGTTGCAGGTTACGTCCAGCAGAACCGCCGTGCCGTCAGACTTGCGGATGCGCATCACAAGCCCGGTGCCCACGGCCATCTCGAACTTCTCGTCCAGCACGATCACGTTGCCGTTGATGGACTTGATGCGCCCGACGCCGATGCCCCACATCGGGATGTCATGCGCGACGCGGATGATGTCGCCGCGCTGACAGACGATGTGCTCTACGTCTGCGCTGAACGTGTATATCTCAGGCCGCAACCGCATGGCCGCAAGCTGGTACCGCGCGGTCTTCCAGGCGTAGTCCGGGTCGGTGATGCCCTTGAGTTGCAGCGTCTCGAACTTTGTTGCGTTGAGCTCATCATAGCCGTCGTCGTACACGAAGATTTCATCTTCCACGTAGCCCGCTGGAGCAGAGATGAAACGCACCTTCAGAGCGTGCGGAATCTCCAAGAACCTTTTGGTCGAGGAAAAGCCGCGAGAGTTTCTCGGTGTGAAGTGCTGCACCGGCGTGGCAGACGGATTTTCCTGAACGAAAGTCCAGCGGCCATCTCGGTTGCTGAGTGCCGCTCTGCCCGCAGACGCAACGCGGCGCAACGAATCGAAAACGCTGGACCTGAAGTCCAGAACGTCGTTGTACGTGTAGCCGTTCGCGTCACAGTAATTGGCCCATGACAGCAGCGCTGCCAAGTCCAGTTGAGAGTCCGTCAGCGGTCGCGCGTTGCCAGCGCCCTTGGCTATGTCTGCAGCGGCCCACGCGGGATTGCTTGCAGAAGCGACAGACGCCGCAGTCCACGACGTTCCATTCCACGTGGGCAACTTGCGCGTTGCAACTACGTTCAGCGCATCGATCGCACCGGTCAACCTTTCGCTGGCGCGAAGCCTCACCTGCAGGAAGGTCATCTCGTTGGCAGGAACGTTGATGGCGTCGCTCTGGATGTAAGAGCGCAGCGTGGACCAAACCATCATGGCGGTGTACCGCCGCCACGTGTCGTCGTCTCCACTCCAAGCGAGATTGCCGGGCGTCTCTACGCGATAAGTGCGCACTCTCGTGAGGCGAACTTCGTATTGCCCCGGCGTGACCGTCCACTTCAGCCCGGTGCGCTTTCCGTCGTTGGAAGATCCTGTGACTGTGAATGTGTCGGGTACGCCGCTGGTAGACCACAGCCCGTTGATGCTCTGCGCGAGCGCGTTCCAGTTGGGCTCTCCGATCACGGACTGCTGACCAAACGTCGCGGTGATCCAGTCGGCGTCCCGCACGTTCAACCACGCGCCAGAACCTACAGCGCGGTATTCAAGCCTGAAGTCCACTCGCAGCGCATTGCGGTCGCCGTCTTTCTTGGTGTGCACCAAGCCGAGTGGAAAGTCCAGATCGATGCTCAACTGCCTTGTGTTCAGCTCCGAGGTACGAATCTCAGACTCGCCCTCTGCAGGAGGTAGCTGGTGCTGGTCAAGCGTGATCCCAAGCTGCTCCTCCGAGATGGAGGGGAAGTCTGGATCCATGGTCTGGATGACCTCGGCACCTTCGTAGTCCAGCAGCTCCGTCTCACCCATCTTGACGCTGGCGGGCGCGATTTCATAGTCCCCCAAGCCCACGCAGAACAGCGCGTTGAAGTACTGGTCGTTGCCCACGATCTCTGTGTAGGGCAGCGAGGCGTACGGCGGGAACATTCTGTGCGTGCCATACAGCAACGGCACAGGGCCATACGGGGTAAAGTTGTTGCGCGTTCCCGTGATCGATTGAAGCTGCGTTGGCTCGCCGCTCCCGCTGATCTTGGGCATGGAAGGTGGAATGAACGTGTTGACAAGCAGCGCGCCTGCTGTGAACGTTGCCGCCTGCCAGAACGCTGCAGAGCCGCCGTACGCCGCCGAGAGATGAGGTGCCGCCCACGCAGCGTAGACCGCGATGGCAATCATCGCGACGATGCGCACGGCATCCTTCCAGTCCCCAGACCCTGCCGGTACATGGATGAAGTTTACGAAGTCTTCTTCTTCGACGACGAACGCTTCCCAGCGTTCATAGGGAACGTTCTCGCCATTCACAAAGGCGAGCACCTTCGGGCCAACACCTTCGCCCGCGATCTGGCGCAGCGTCATGCCCGCAGAAGCCTCTGCCTCCAGCAACTCTCTGGAGAACGGATTCGTCAGTGCGACGACCTTAACCGTACCGGTAGTAAGCTTCAACTCTGCTCCTCCAGCGCGGCGCGTCTAACGATTCGATGCAGGACGTTCCATGTTCAGGCAAATGCAGCATCCTATGCTCACTCAGATAAATGCCTACGTGCGGATTGGCTTGCGCCACGAGCAACACCACGTCAGTGGGCAGCGGCTCGTTCGTGCGCGTCCATGTCGGTTGACCCGTCTCAAGCCGCAGCGCCTCCCACTGGTCTTTGAGACCGTATTCGTAGTCGGGCAGCGTGATGCCAAGTTCGTTCTTGTAAATAAGGCGCACGAAGCCCCAACAATCGTAGTAGGTTGGCCCTCTGCCGTGCTGGCGAAACGGAATGCCTATGTAGCTGCCTAGGTTCACCGCTTGAACATCCCCGGAAACTGCCCCGGCGTAAACGACCTGTAAGGAAACGGCTCCTCTGCAAACGCCTGCATGCCCAGTTGGAACACAACGCTCTCTGCGTTGTACGTCACAGCGCGCACCTGCATCTCAATTGGCCCCCACTCTACCGTGGCAGGCGAATCCGCCAACACGACGCGGAGAACGACGCCGAGCGTGTCTTGCAGCGCTCGCACTTCGTCAATGAGTTCACGTGTTGCATTTGAGACCACGAGCTCAGCAACAGGCTCGCGCTCCTCCTGGTCGTCCGGCATGCGCACATAGAACGGGAACGCGGTGTAAACGTTTGGCGCGACAGTGATGTTCTCCGTGTTGTTCACCAACCGTATGGGCTGGCCCAGTGACGGATGAGTAATGTCCAGCAGCACCAAGAACACCTTCTCGGTCTCCGTGGCAAGGGAAGCTTGCAAAGCTGCGAGCGAAACGTTGCGCGGCATCAGTAACGCTCCTCTAATTCAAGTTCCACCCGCCACCAGTTGAATCCTGTGTAAGCGTATCGAGGCGGGCGCTTGAAGTAGAACGTTCGCTCTGTGCCGTGCGCGTCGTCTTTAGTGAAAGAAACCGCGCCGTGCGCGCAATCCGATTCATAAAATGATCGCATGATCACGTACTCGGCTTCAGTGAGATCGATCCCCGCACGAACGGTGCGCATCGCAGCAGTGGAGCGTCTGCGGCGCTTGGGCGGTCCAACTTCATTGGGGCTGACGATGACGTTGTCAGCGTCCTGCTCCTCAAATCCGTCTGCGCTCCAAAGGTCGGGTAATGTTCCTGGCCAAGCTGCCATCTCTTCACCTCATCGCTAAGTTCGAGCTAAGCCCGTACTTGCTTTTGATGGCGCGCGACATGGGTCCATTCTGCGCCAAATCCTGATTGAACGTATTGACAAGCACCTTGATCAACTGTGACCCGTCAGGTTGCTGCTGGGTCTCTACCTGCGCAGGCTCGCCGCCTCCGTACTGGTGCACTTCAACCTTGGTCGCGGGAACGTGCACTCTTGGTGCGCCGACATTAACCACGGTCTTCCCCGCGCCGCCGGTCATAGCCTCTCGCGCAATGCGCATGCTGTCGGAGTGCGAGAGCACGCGAGCGCCAGCTTCCTGACCTTGCACGACCAGTTCCTTGCCGTGCTCACCGACCCACGAGGCTCGACCCACAGGACCACCCAGCGCATTGCCGCCCACGCCTCCGAAAGCTCCACCGAACATGCCGCCGAGCGCGTCGGCTAGCGGTTGCGTAATCATCATCCGCGTAATGATGCGCAAGATGTCCTGCTCCAGCCCTTTCAGGATGTCGCTGAACTTCTTGCCCTCAACAAGTGCATCCTCAAACGCCGAGGAGAACGTCATGCCGAGATCATGTGCGCCTTGCTCCATGCGCTTCATCTCTTCGGTGTTCTCGCGCTGGCGCTTCAACAACGCCTGATAGCCTTCGTCTGCTTCGTCGAGCGCCCTTGCGATGGTGTCGCGGATCGCGTCTGCCTGCAACGGGTACAGCGCGAGCATCTCAGCTTCCAGATCCCGCAACTCAGACTTGCGTTCAATCAACTGTTCTAGCGGTGTGCGCGTTTCGTCGAACAGTTGGTAGTAAGCCTCTGTGGTGGACCGCGCCGCCTGTTCCAGCGGATCCATTTCAAGCAGCGCTTCTTCGATGGCGAATCGCAGTTCCTTGAAGCGATCAACCGGCACTCCGTTCAGCGCAGCCGGTAAGCCAGAGGCAACCTTTTGCTGGATGCGGCCTAGCGCGTCGTCCACGAAGATCAGCGCGCTCTCCAGCTCGGCGCGCTTAGAGGCGTCGGGCATCATGCTGTCGAACAATCCGCCGAGCCGCTCTAGGGCAGTCTCGTCCAAGTCGTAACTGACCTGCGTCGTCTTGGTGCCGCCCTTGGTCTTGCTCGCCTCTTCGTTCTGCTTCTTCGCCGCAGCGGCAGCGCGGTCACGAGCCTCGGCTTCGTCGTTCAAGTCTTGCACAAACTGAGTGACAGCCTTGTTCTCGGCAACCCGCTCTGCTCCGAGCGCAGCCAACTGGCGTTCGTATTCTCCGGCAGTCATGATGCCGCGCCTCATGCCGTCCGCAAAGACTCGCAGTGACGCCGCGCTTTCCTCTGCCCAGCCAAAGCCGGTGAGCTCCAGTCCTGAAGCGACCAGTCGTATGAAGTCTGCGAACAGAATCTTCATGTCGCCGATCACGGTCTGGAAGTGATACTTAATGCCCAGCGCGCCCGCCTTGAAGACGTACGAGATGTTGTTCCAGCCGCGTTGCACCGCGCCAAACAACTCGTTGCCGACCACCTCGACTGCGGTGAACTCTTCTCTGAGTTTCTTGCCGATCTGGAATCCTGCAATCCCGGCTCCCACGAGAGCGAGTTGCACATTCATCGACTTGAGCGCGGCAGCAGACACGGTAGCTTTTTTGCCGACCAGCGCGAACTCCATCGCAATGGCAGTCAGGAATCCGACACTCGCAGCAGCCTTGGTCCAAGCGAACGCAACGTTGAACGCCAGGATCGCTTTGTGCGCTCCCCAGATGGCGAGTGCCGCCTTGCCAAAATCCATCAGACCGTTGGCGACCATGATGACGGCGCTGCCGACCGCAGGAAGGATGGCCGCCATGGCTTCTATGACCCGAGTAACCGTGGGCAACGCGCGTGTGCCGAGGTCAATCGCCGTGACCTGCAACGCCGACATAGCCTCGCTGAACTTCTTTTTGGACGTTTCAGACGCGGCTGCAAACGCCTTCTGCAGAGAGCCACCGGTCTCTTCGGCCAGCGACTTGAAAATCTGCTCCACCGCGTCGGCATTCTCGCCCAACAGCGTGAACACGGCACCCATGGCGCGAATGTTCGGGATGGCCTCAAGCACCTTTGCGTTGTTGCCGTCAGACGCTTCACCAACCAAGCGCAGCGTAGCCAGCAATCCATCGTCAGCCAGCGACTCGCGCAACTGCTCAACCGACAGCCCCATCGCTTCAAACGCCTCGATGGACTGTGAGGTCGGGTTGTAGATGGCGCTGAGTGTGGCCTTGAGGCTGGTGACTGCTTCTGCCGATGTGATACCGACGCGCGTCATGGCCGCTACGGACGCCGCGACTTCATCGAAGCCGACCCCCACAGCTGACGCCAAGCCAAGCACCTGACCCATGGAGCCTGCCATCTCGTCGGCGCTAGCCTTACCTTCCCGGACGGCTGCGACGAGGATGCCTGTGGCCTTGGCTGCGGTCATGCCAGACGAAGCGTAAGCATTGACTGCCGATGTGACCGCATCAGCCACCGTGGCAGTGGAACCTAGCCCCGCTTGCGCCGCCATGGCGCTTGCTTCCAGGATCTCCATCGCCTTCGCGCCACGAGCGCCTGCAGACGTGACGAAGAACAGTCCCTCCGCCAGCTCCTGTGGCGAAGTCCCCAAAGCCGTAGACATCTTCAGGATTGACTCGCCCATGGCGTCTACCTCGCCCTGAGCCACTCCTACGAGGCCTACGACTTTCTGCAATTCGGCCTCATAGTTGGAGGCCAACCGAATGGAGGCGCTGAACGCACGCCCGGAGCCGAGCACAGAGATGAATCCGGCCATGGCCAGACCCGCCTGCCGCGCTGAGCTCTGGAGAAAGTCGAGCGCCCTATTTTGCCGCTGCAGCTTCGCTGTCGACGTGTCCGCCGACCGGCCCATTTTCTGGATGGCTGCGCTGGCTGTTCGGCTGCCTCGGACTGCGCCTGTCGGGTCGACTTCCGCTCGTAGGCTTGCCGTGTACTGCGTCATCGCCTTGCTGCTCCTCTGTAAGCGCCTCGATGGTGCGCTCAATTAGTTGCACGCTATCCACGAAGTCCTCTGTGTCCTGGACGCAGAACAATTCGCAGTACGACAGCATCTCGCTGAGTGGAATCCTCCCTCCCGGAGTCGCTCCGCGCAAGCGTTCGTACGCCTGCAGATAGATGGCCAAGTCTTCTGGCAGGTCAGGCTTGTTCTCCAACGCCTTGACCTGCCGCCCTCGCTCCTGCAGCCGCAGTAACTTCTCCTCCCACTGCGCCCAGCGCCGGTGCCAGGAGAAGAACTGCGTTAGGAGTTTCCCGCTTGTTCCTGCGCCTCCCTCCGATAAAGCTCACGTGAGTTGGCGAAGTCTTCGATCATGGACATGAAATCCGGGATCGCAAGCAACTCCTTGGCTGCTTCCTCGCTGTAAGGAATGTCGTTGCCCTCGTCGTCCTGCAGACCTTCCCAGTCCAGCAGGATGGCGCGAGCAAAACAGTCACGCAAGATGCCTTGTGCGACTTCCTCCTGCAGCGTGCCGGTGCGCACCTGCACCTTGTACGGCTTGCTGACCTCGAGAAACGTTTGCTTGTAACGCTCGTTGTTGAAGCGAGCCACCTTCACACGCGCGCCATCTCCTATGGCGACCCACACGCCTTCATTTTCACGCTGGCGGTCGGTTTTGAACGCAGAAATCTTCATAGGGTCTCCCTAGTCAGAGGTTGTTATGCCGGGTTCCTGGTCATGCGAATCGTGACACCCGAGACCGGGTCCAGGAACGCGGTGAATTCCAGCGGCAGCACGATGTCCTGATCCACGCCAGGAGTGTCGGGATTGCCGCTGGTGTAGCGGACACGCGGGAATTCGATTGTGTATGCATTCCCTGCCGCGTCAGTGATGGTGAAGCCGAGCGAACTGGCCGTGCCGTTGATGAACTTCTGATACTCGGTCAGCGAGTCGAAGTAGGTGTTGAACGTGCCGCTGACCTGAATGCGGCCAACGCCGATGCTCGACGCGCCGAGCACGCCCACGGCAGGACGCGCCCGCAGATTGTTCTGCACTTCGAAGTTGAGACCCAGCACGTCGCCGCCGAATGCGCCACCGCCTTCGGTGAAAGCCGTGATGTGGTCGATGGCGTTCACCACAGCGTTGGTCGGCGCAGCTACAGGCGAGCCGTCACCGACCGTGGCGCTTGCCGGCACCGCGTCCTTGCCGAGGAAGGAGAACGATCCGGTGAGGAAGCTGCCCGGCTCCACCGAGATCTGGCCGCCAGCGACCATCATGCCTCGGAAAGCGATGAACTGGTTGATGTCGACGAAGTGCTTCTCCAGCGTGAAGAACTTCGACGTCACGCCATTTTCCAAAGTGTCGATGCCCGCGCCGCCGCCGTCCAGCACCCAGTCGCTGAACAACAGCGCCTCGAACAGCTCGTCGAACGCGCCGTACGACAGCTCGATCCCCAGATCGCCGCCCGCACCGAAGTTGGTGCGCACCACGTCAGAGACCTGTCGGTCGTCGCGGATCTCGTTGGACGAACTGAACTCTGCGTTGGCCATCAGAGAATCGTTCGTGAAGCGCAGCAGTTGCAGCGCCGGAGAAGCCGGGGTAGTTCCCCAGACAGACTCGGCGGCGTACCCGATGCGAACTCTATTTGCATCACTCATAGTGGTCTCCTCATCCGTAATAGTCGAACTGGTAGTTGGTTACGACGTTGAACTGATGCCAGCTGCCTTGCTGGCCCATGCGCACCAGCGACACATCTCGCAGGATCACATTGTCAAATGTGCGGCCTTGAAACTGAGCCGCGAGATCATCTCGCAGCTGCTCTGCAACCGCAGTACCGCGCGCCAGCGGCACAAACAACTGAACCACGAGCATGCCAACAGCACGCCAGCGTCGGGACGAGGGATCTCCACCAAGCCCGCTAAGACGCGAGTCGCCCGGAATGATATTCATCACCGCCCAGACCCCGTCTTCCGGAGGAACGAAGTCGTCATTGTCGCCGCCCAACGGAATCTGCGGCACACGGCTCTCCCACCATTGGCGGAATTCCGTGCGCAGAAGCGTGTGTGCGGCAGCGTAACTCATCGGGCATTAAAGTCTCTGCGGACTTCCTCCATCGTGACCCCAAGCATGCCATTCGGCGCTTGAGTGCTGCCCCGCATTATGCCTCGTTCGTCTGGACCGCGCCCATTCTCCAGCACCATTATGTACGGAACATTGTTGACGATCCAGATTTTCTGGTAGGCTCCGGCTTGGGCAATCTCTGCCGCGCCGTCTAAAAGTGCATAGCCACCAGAGGGATCCGCGCCTTCTTTGCTGCCCTCAGAGGGGAAGTTCAAAGTCACCTGCCAGTTCATGCGAGCGTGGCCGCCGACATAACCTTTCGGAGCCTTGCCTTTCCACAGCGAAGGATTCCCGACAGGCGTCTTGATCACCACGCCGCGCAAAATGTGCAGCGCGATGGCACGCGTAAATCTCAGCACGTCTTTCGGCAACAGATCCTTCGTGAAGACATTCAAGTCTTGCTGGAACTTTGCGTTGGCTGCAGCGTTCAGACTTCTCACGCGCCCAACCTCAACGCGTATGCCACAGGGTCGTCGCCGCCATAGACCGGATCTACACCCAGCACTCTGTACAGCTTACCGGCGAGCCGGAATTTGTGGCGCACTTCAGGCGTGATTGCCAAGCCTTGCGCCGCAACCATCACAGAGAGATCCTCGGTGACGATGCGCGTGCCGTCGAGCGTCTGAATGAATGGCGTGGGCGGCGAGCACTTGACTATGTGCGTCGTCGGCTCCTGCTCGTAAGACCGATTCTCCGCGCGGTCGAACACCTTGTTCTCGACGATGATTTCCGCGTTCATGCCCAGTCGCTGCAGCATCCGCTGCGCGGTGTCTCGCAGAGACTGGTTTGTGCTCACGCTCGGACCACCCCGGCGACAGCAGCACCGCGCTGCAACAACGGCTGCAAGATGTCAGCCACCGCGTTGTAGACTGGCAGCGCAGCCGTAGCAGAGGACTCTGCGTACTCAACTTCCAGCGGCCCCACCTTCTCACGCTTGACGATGTTGGCTCCAGCCTCGATGTCCGGCAACAGCTCGGCGCTCGCGGCACGCACAGCCAGTTCCGCGCAAGCTTGAATGAGCGGTGGCGGGACGATGTTGGGCAGGATCGGTCTGCGCCAATTGCCGAAGTAGGAGGCGTACTGACGCGGCCACCCCAGCACTTGGCTTTCCAGCGCGCGAGTGCCGCGCCAGCGGCTCTCGTACTTGCGGTCAAGATAGTCCGTCGCCTTGATCAGCGCCTGCTGCTTTTGCGGCTCGGTCAGCGCCGCCCACGTGGCGTTTCCCCGATCAACAAAGTAGGCGTCCGCTGCTTCCACAGAGGCATAGCTGTTTGCGTCGGCTACGCCGGTGCCGTCTTCAACGATGAACGGCATGTGTCACCTCACTTCTCGCGCTTGTTGGTGACGCCCTTCATGTCTTCGACGGTGCCCGGCCCTGGAGTGTCCACACCCTCGACCACGGGACTTTCCGCAGCCTCTTCCGGCATCGACTTCAGCATCGTGCTGATGGACGAGTGAAACTTCACGCCCAGTTCGCCGTAGACCTGCTTGATCTCAGCGGCGCGCTCCTTGACACGGTCGGAAGCGCCCTTGCTAAGCTTGACGACAGCCTGCGCGTTCCTGAACTGGCCGTCCGGCTTCCAACCGGGAATGTATGCGCGCAAATCACGCAGCTGGGCACGCACCCCGGCGCGCTGTGCCGCCGCCTGCTCTGCCTTGAGCGTCTCTGCACAATCCGAAAAGATGACGATCCGATTCATGCTGGTCTCCTGTCACGTTTGATTCAGGGGAGGCTCAGCCACTACGGTTGAGCCTCCCCTTTCCTGTTGCAACCGCGTCAGCGATTAGCGCGTGGACAGAACGACGCCAGCCAGATCCTTCGGATCGGTCATGATCTTGTCCCAGTTCGAGCCAGTCCCCAGCGCAGCGGCATCCGGATTCACGCCACCGTTCACGGTGTCCCACGCGAAGCCCTTGATGCCCATGTTGTAGGCGTACTCACCCTGGATGCGGACCACGAGGTTCTCCAGACCGGTCTGGATCTCGGCGTGAATCAGCTCCTCCTCGCTGTCCTCCAGCACCAGCGAACTGGGGCTGAGACCGAGCGTGTAGTAAGCGTCGACGCCTGCACTCACGCCGTCCGCAACCACGAGCGACGGGCTATCCGACACCAGCACCGGACGGTTCAGGGTGATCGGCGAAGCCTGCGCGATGTTGAAGTTGGAGACGTTGGTGATGTTCAGGCCGATCTGCTCCTTGACCAGATCGTAGAACACCTTCGAGTGCATCACCCACAGGCCGATGCGGTTGGCCGCGTCGCCGTACTTGGCGAGCGCATCGACCAACCCGGTCGTGGTGATGGTGGCGGCGGTGTCAGCTTCCAGGTTCGTCGCCTGCGCCGCAAGCGCGGCACGAGTGGCCAGAAGACCGTCGTTCAGCCAACCGGCCATCTGCGTCTTGGCGATCTGCGTTCCGATGAGGAACGAGAGGCTGTTGACGTTGGCCTGCGAGCCGATCTTGCGGAATGCGTCGAGCGTCTGCGCCACCGGGCCGATGCGCCGGTTCAGCTTGACGCGAACCAGCTCGCCCTGCGTGATCTTGGTGTCCGCTGCTGCGGCCACGCTGGAAGGATCACGCCGACTCACGAGGTCAGCCGTGTTCTGGAAGAACGACTCGAAGTCGAACTCGCCCTGCTTGCGGTTGGTGCGCATCACGATCGCGCCGCCCGACGCCGCATTGAACGCTGCGGTGTTCTGGACGAGGGTCTCGATCATGCCGCCCTGGATCTGATCGTTGTAGATCTTGAAATCGGTCTTCGTACCTGCTGGCATAGCTTGGTGCTCCTACATGTTGGGGTTAATACGGCAGCGAGAGGTACGAGTCCATGCCATGCTTTTCGATGTACTCGGACTTCTCTGCAACTGCCATTTGGCTGCGCTTTTTCGTGGCAGCTCCCCCGCCACGCGGACCACCCGACGGGATCCCACCGCCAGACGCTCCTTCTCCGTCGAATGCTCGCTGGAAAACGTCGTCGCTGCGCAACTCGGTAACCAGCTCCTTGATCGTCAGGTAGTCGCCATTGCTGTTGACGCGATGCTCGCCCTTTTCGTTGAGCACACGCACGTCGTACTTGCCGTCTTCCTCGACGACTTCTGTCATGCGCTTCACGTGCGGCAACAGCAGCTTGGGGACGCCCTTGAGTTCGCTGATGGCGGCGGTCGCCGCGCTGTCCACCAACAGAGACGTCAACTGGCCTTTGAGTTGTGCGGCCTCAGCTTCCTTCTTGGAAAGTGTCTTGCCGAACTCCTCTTGCAACTGCTTGCGCACCTGCTCGACCGCGTTGTCGTCCTTGCCGCGTGACTTTTCAGCGGACTCCTTGAACTGCCGGAGCGACGACAGCTCCTCCAGGATCGACTCTGGATCATCCTCGCCCAGCGATTCGAGTTTGCGCTTCAGCTCCTTCGCTTCCCGGTCACGCTGCTTGGCGTTCTGCCGTTCCTTTTGCAGCGCGCTCTTCAGCGACGGTGCGACGGCATCCTCCAACGCTTGGGGATCAAAGGCGAGCTCATAGCCGCCCTCTTCACGCTCACGGTACAGACCCTGAATTCCCTCAGGGATGTCTTCCAAAGTTTCGATGCTCTTCTCGAGACCCATGCTGTCCTCCGGCTTCTCGCCAACGAATTAAGTGTTATTTACAACGAAAAGGCAACTTATGTCGCCCCTTTCCTTACACGGCGCTCCGGAATGCCTACCGGGAAAGCCGTTTTCTGTTGCCACCGTTTTGTGTTGTGGGCCTTGCCCGCACGCTCCTCTGGCGGCAGATTCTTCACACGCGCCTCTTCCTGCGCGATCCACTTCGGTTCTTTCATTATGGTCCACCTTCGACTTCTTCTAGCCACACGGTGCGCTTGTTCATGTCCTTCTTCACCACGCGGAAGCGCGTCCCGGCCTTGAACAACACCTCGTATTCTTCGGTGTAGCGCGACACCGCGTCAATAACACGGCCACCTTTGCTTTTGATGACGAGTTTGTATTGTGTCGAGCCTACGCCGCTCATGGCCTTGTGAGTCGTCGAGGTGAATCCAGCTTCCTCCAGCACCTCGCCCACGTTATAGCGCATCAGAATGTCGGTCGAGGAAAGGTCGCCATGCGCGCCTGCAGTTCGATACACAGTGCCCTTGTAGGCGGGCAATTTGTCCAGCGCATTGTTGAGCAACCGCGCGTAGTTCGCCACTTCTGCGCGCACCTTGGCGGCTTCCGCTGCAGGCAACAGGTTGCGATTGCGATCGACGCCGCGTAGCGCGTTGTTGATCTTTGCGTAGTCGCCTGTGGTGTAATTGTGCACGACGAAAATTTCCGGATCTGAAAGCCGCGACGTAGCGGTCGGCTTCATCTTCAGCTGTGCGTCGTACTTCACGGTGGTGCTGGCAGCGCGGCGATAATCCGGCGCGTTGAGCGAAGCAAACTCCGGCGTGCGACTGACGAACTTCAGCGCGTCCTCGATCTCGTCTGCGGAGAGTGGCACAGCTTGCGCGCCGGGTCTGGTTGGTATGGCGCTGACCGCTGAGGAAGCTGCCGACGGCTTAGGCTTGTCCTGCTTTTGCTTGGACGCCCTCCACGCCTGCATCAGCGCTTTCGCCTGCTCGCTGTCCACTTCCAGAACCAGCTTCAAAAGGCTCTCCGCGTTGGCGACCTTTATCCCATCCCCATTCACCAGCGCAGCATAGCTCTGCGGCGGCATCGGAATGTCGTCTATGACCTGGAACGCCTTAGCTTGTAGCGTCGCAACCTTGGACAGTTGCGCTGAGGTGGCTGTCTGCGCCGTCGCTGCAGCCTCCGCAGCCGCCAACGCCACGCTCGCCGCCACAGGCTCCCCGGTCATGCTCACCAGCTGCTTCACGGAAAGGTTCCCTGCACGGAACGCCTCGGCTTTCGCCTTGCCTAGCAGCTGGTTTTGAATCGACGCGCTCTGTTTCATGAGCCATTGGTCGAACGACAAGTCCGCAGCCACCTGCCCGTTGAGCGAAGCGCGCGTCCCAGCGGACAGCTTTGGGCCAGCCAGCCCCATCTCGTCCCACGCTCTGAGCACCGGCACGAGCACGCTGCGGCAGTTGTAATGGCGCGGTGGACCGCCATTGAACGGCAGCACAGTGCCGTCGATCGGCTCGCCTTCCAAGTCCCAAGCCGCGCCGCTATAAGCCATGCAGATCTCGGTCGTGCGCTGATCAAAGGTGCTGATCTGCTGATAGCCGCGTATCACGTCAGCATTATTGCGGAACGACAGCTTGCGCGCCTCGCTCGCCACCTGCGCGGTAGACTGGCGCGCCAAGGTGCGCGCATTGCGCCTTGAGACGTTCATGAAGCCGTTGATGCGCTCGCCGTCTACGACGCCTCCAGTGATGCGGGCTGCGGTGCGCGTGGCAGGCTCCCCGTTCATCACGCTCAGATTCACCGTGCGCGCAAACTTCTGCTTCAGATCGATGTTCTGCTTCGCCCACCACTCGGATGAGCGCGCGCCTTCAATCATCACATCGCCAGTCAGGCTGGCGAGCACTTCCTCGGAAACGCCCTGCGGCTTGAAGCTCAACAGCTTGGCAGGATTAAGCGCCATCGCCCGCCTCCATCGCTTGGCGCAGCACGTCGGTTAGTGTCTGTCCGGCGAATTGCACTTCCAACTTGGCAACGTCCCGAAGCTCGCCGCGCATGAATCGCTCGATGCGTTCGTAGGCGGCGTCGATGAGCTCTGCCGCCTTGCGCTCGACATAGCGCTGCGCCTTCTTGCTGCTTGCTGGGTCGTGCTCGCGCACCAAGCGCGCCAAGCGCCGGTGGAGCGCCGTAATAATGAGATCGACTTCATCAGTAACATGCTCCTGCGCGCGCTCCAGCACAAGCGATTGCGCGATATACCGATCCTGAATCAGCTCACCTGCAGGCCGCACAGCTTAAGTCTCCTGCTCCTCGCCGACCGGCGCTGTGGCGTCGTCCTCGTCCTCTGGCGTCGTGAAGGGCGCAGGCGGCAACAGCGCCATATTCTCCTCGCGCTCCTTGTCGATTGCCTTGCGCTCACGCTCTGCGTCGAAGTCTTCGCTGAGCACGCCCCGGCGCAACGCCTCGTTCCAGAACGTCTCGACAGTCAGATCACCTTCCAAGCGCGCCTTCCAGAGCACTTCCAGGTCTGAGTTGTCCGTGGCGATGCGGAAGTCGGTGTTGATGTCCAGCTTCCCGTAGTCTTCGCGGTTCACCCACGCGCCCATGAACGCAAGCATCCGATTCAGTCCCATCTGCAGCGCCCGGATCATACCGATCAGCGAGCCGTTGGCCGCAGCGGAGTCGATGCTCTTTTCGGTGGCGGTGACGGAGCCAGAACGCTTCGTCATCACTTCCAGCGCCATCGTGGCCATCTCTTCCTTCAGCGTTTCCAGATCCTTGTAGCCTGCTTCGATGGCCGCGCCGGTGTGCTCAACGTACTTCAACTCGCTGTCCGGCGAGGTGCTGTGCAGCAACCTATTCGGGCCAATCTCAAAGTCCAGCGTCTGTTCGCCGTCGTTGTCGATGCGCGTGGCAAGGTTCCGACCAAACAAAATCGGCACCCGGCACACGTGGAGAATGTTGCGCTGATCGGACGCAGACTGCCAGTGCGCCACGTTCAGATTCGCCACGCCCATGAGTGCAGGCTCGCCGTGCATGAAGCCTTTGCGATTCGCATAAACCGTGACCAGCGGGATCTCTGGAATGGTCAGCTTCTCCGGCTCGCCCACCAACGCCCACTCTCCGCTGTCCGCGCTCTGCTCATACACGCGCAGCAGCACAAATCCATCGCGCGGATTGATCGGCATGACGGTCTCGCCCCGGTCAGGATCGTAGTTCAGATCCATGACGAAGATCTGCGTCTTTTCCGCTACGCCCCACTCGCCGTCCGGCACCTGCGACACGCGCCGGAAGCGCAGATGGGAGAGCACTTCGCGATGCCCGAAGCTCATCGTGCGCCACGCAATGACGTCCTTCGCTTCCAGGTGCACCGCGTAAGGCCGGATCTTTTGCACGCGCATTTGGTCCAGGCGCGGCGCGCCATTGGTACGCGGATAGTCGATCAGGATGTGCGTGAGTCCCCGGTGCACCGCCGCAGTGAACACCTCACGCGTGAATGCATTGACGTCTGTGCCTTGCAGATCCACATCCTCGTCCATCCACTCCTGGAACTCCGGCCCCATGTCATCTGAGTAGGTGACCGTTTCCATGAGCGGACGCCCGACGAGCGTCTCCACCGCGCGCTTATAACCTTCGAACAGATACGAGCGCAGCAATCGCTGCTTGTACGCCTCGTCGCTTTCGGCAATTTCCTGGGGCAGATAGGTCTTCCCTGCGGCGCGCATTCCCGCAGTACCTGCCATGAGCGCATCAACCATGTGCCAGTGATTGGCCATGGCCTCGTAAGTGTCATTAGGCGTATCTACACTGCTCACACCAAGTACTCCCTCGAAGTGACGGTCTGTTTCGTGATCGGGTGCTCGTGCACCACGTAATAACCGACAGCGTCGCTCATGTGCGTCAGCTTGCGGTCTGCTTTCTTGTCAATCTCTCCGCTGCCACCTTTGACGACGCGCACGCCTTCAAAGTCCTTCACCACATTGGGTGCTTTCACCGGGTCGACGAGCATGTGGACTTGCCCGTTGGCGTTCTTGAGCCGCGTGTTGACTGCATTCACGCGCTGGCGCTCCTGCGGATTGGCTGGCGGCACCTTGAAGTGCAGCCGGTCGCCGAACACGGGCCGCAGCTTGCTCATGATGATCTCCCAGTCGCTGCCTGCGACCTTTGCCGAGCCACGCGCGCCGCCAGTGGCATCGCCGTAGCAGATCACCAAGCCTTCATGCTGACCCCAGTCCTGGATCAACTTGTTGCAAACCAGCTCGGTCGTGGAGCTACGCGGTATGTGCACCTCGCCGATCACGCCGGTCACTATGCGTGACGCCAGCTTGGGGTGACGCAGCTCCTGAATCACGCCCGACACACCCGGCTCGACATTGAAGTCGAAGCAAAAGTTGAGCGGCGCACGCGGATCGTAAGGCAGAGAGAATGCTGCATGCAGGCGCTCGTCCCAATTGTAGTAGGCCGCGCCTTCGAAGTTGATGAAGGAACCTTCGTACTCCTGCTTGAAGACCAGCTCGTCCAGGTCGAGTCGCGCCTGCTCCACTTCGGCTGCTGGCAGGATGTCGGCGCTGTGCCACGTAAACGCGCCCCACACACCCGATCGATCCGCCAGCGCACGCTTCCACAGCTCGTAGTAGTGATTGCGCCCCTCTGGGACGCCTGTGAGCCAACAGAAGCCTTGTCGATCAGACAGCGCAGGACGCACATTGGCACCCCACGCCTCAGCCTTCATGTTCGCGTACTCGTCAAGCACGCCACCGTCCCAAGGACGACCCTCAATGCGCTCCGGCTTGTCCATGCCGATGACCTGAACCATCGAACCGTTGATCAGCCTCACGGCCAACTCGGTCTCCGACGGGCGCTCTGCGAGCGTCCAGTCAGGCACCATCGCCTTCAGATCCTCCCAGAAGATGGCCTTGGCCTGATCACGCGTCGGAGCCGCGAGAAAGTAGCGTCCTGCTTCCGGCTTGGCGTGTCGCAGCGCTCTGCGCACAACGTGTCGCTTGGCGCGCTCGGTCTTCCCAGAGCGGCGTCCTGCTGGCACCACCGCAAAACGACCGGGGAAGCTGGCCAGCGCCAGCTGCGTCGGGTGCCGCTTGAGCGGATACCAGCGCGGTGTGAGCAGACTCGTGCTCATGGCGCAACGCCTTCCCATCCCCGTAGGGGATAGGGGAGCGCCGCCCACAGCAACTCACAAACCATCTGCGTCGTCCATCTCGCCCATGAGTTCGCGCAGCTGGCGCGCCGAGTCGTCCGCGTTGGGAGGAGTCAGCTCACCGAACAAGCGCAGGTGGCGTCCTAGCTTGTCTAGCGACGCGGTCTTAGACCAGAACCGGATCTTACGTGCGTAGCCCACTAGCCGCCGCTCCTCGCCACGTCCCTCCCAGATCTCCTCCACGTCCACGGCTGAGATGGCGCGCCGCAGGTGCTCCGGGATCTCGCGAATAGATTTCAGCGCGCCCTCTTCGTCGAACGCCTCGCCCACATCAGCCAGACCAATCCGCATAAGCTCGCGCAGTATGTCGTCGGCCTTGATCTCTAACCGTTGCTCCTGCAACCGCAGCTTCTCAGCTATTTCAGCTTTCACGGTGGGATGCGACAGAAGCGCTGTTCCTTGGGCTTTCGCCGACCTCGCTGAGTAGCCTGCACGAGCCGCAGCTTGCGTTGCGTTGTTGTCCTTCAGGTACTCTACGACAAATTTCCGCTGACGCGCATTCAACGACATCACATCGCCTTTGCGCGCCTTCGGCTGGTAGTTGTGATTGCGTGGTCGTCCGCGTGTGGCCAATGCTCGTCTCCCACGTGCATGATTGTCGCGATTGTCGCGGGTGCCGCGAGCCAAGGCAAGTTCGGCTCCACGGAAGCCGCGCAGCGACCCAGAATTCCGACATAACATTTCCGTCATAATTTCGGCCGATTTGAATCGGCAAATCGCCAAATCGGAAAGTTCCTCTCTTAGAATATATATATCGTTTTATCCGTTTATGTCGCCCATTAAATTCCACTAATAGACGATTGAGCTCGGAAACCCTTCTTACTGCCATTGGATGAAAAAGCAATTATATATTCTAAGAATAGAAAAAGCCGATTTGGCGATTTGCCGATTCAGCGCGGCCACCCCTTATCCGTGGCGAAGTTCCAGCGGCCTGCGCTCCAATTCCTTCAGAATCTCTTCAGTTTGAATCTTTCTCGGAACCGACCGAAGGATAAAAGCCATACGAGTCTTGAACTTACCGTTGCTCCAGTTCTGCGCTGCGGGGTTCCGCATCATATCATAGCCGCGCTCAGCCATCTTAAAGTGAAAGTTTTTGGCGTTTAATTGCTTGATGACCGCCTGCCGATCATCGAAGAGATCTGCGTCCAAGACGAACTGCGAGAGGTCGCGGTGGAACACAACTTTGGGCTTTTCGCCCCCAAAAAAGCGCTCGCAGTAGGCATCAAAGACGTCATCGATTAACGTCCGTCGAACCTGATGAGCGGACTCGATGATGGCCTGTTTGCCCGCAGTCATGGGCGGCGGCAAACCTGGATTAAATTGCAATATATTGCGTCGCAACAGCCATTTCACCACCGCGTCGGCTCCTCCGTCCTTCAGATATGAGTACAGCTCGTCGAAGTAAGCCGCGCCAAAAATGGGCACTTCTTTCGGATCCGGCAACGGCGAAGTCATCACAAACAAGCGCCGATCTTCCGGTGGAATGTACATGGTGAGCGGATCGTTGGTCGTCAGCACGACATGGCAAAGGTTGCGTACATAAATCGTATTGGCGTACTTCAAAGTCATCGCCAGCATCTCCGGCGGCGACGCCAGCATGGGCTTGAGCATGTTGTAAAAGTTGCTGGCTTTGAAGTCCTCGTCGTGCGGACGCACCTCGTTCACGATCAGCAACACAGAACGCAGATAGCCGTTGTACTGGCGCGTGACGTCGTCCGGCCCGATCTCGGCTGCGTTCCAATGCCCGACGCCGTGGCGTAGCGGCAGCAGTGCTGTGTCCTTGCCGATGCCCTGCGGCCCTGCCATCACGAGTCCGTGGTTCACCTTCTCGTCCGGACGCTGCACCATGTGCGCAGCGAAGTCGAAGAAGTGTTCATGCTCGACCGGATCCGGGAACAGGAACTTGACGTGCTCGATCCACTTGTCTGGATTTTGCGTGTCGCGCAACCGGCTCCGATCCGGCGGGATGTAGGAGTTGTAAGTGATCGCGCCACGCAGGTGCATGGCACCCCGCTCCGTCACGACGGTGTCGTTGAGGAACTGCGGCTCTCCGGGCCACCACGTGGAGCCTTCTACCGTCAAGCCGGTGTCGACGTCGTTGATGGCGCGGCTCGGCGCAAAAGGGCGCAGTTCACCGTTGCGCCCGTCTTCGCGCGTTGGCCAATCATCTCTGGCGATGGCTCCGTCCACCGATTTCCCGCCCAATAAGTTTCCGGTGGTGACGTCCCAGTACTTCTCCTGCTGCTCGTCGTAGCGGAAGTCCTCCATTGTTCGACGCCGCCGCCGGAACTCTTGCTCGGCAGCCGCTGCCAGCTGCTCTAATTCTTCGTCTCTCACGGCGCGCTCCTCAGTGCAATGTGCTGCGGTCAACCCACTCAGCACCCATGGACTCGGCGATGGCTTGAGCCGCGTCTGGGGTGATGCGTTCGCCGGGGAGCGCGTCATAAAGTTCCTGTGCCTCTTGTGCGTCCTCGGTGCGCATGGCCATGACCGACCATTGCTGGTCCGCGTGGGGGTGCGCTTCGATCTGCTTGCGCAGTAACTTGAAGAGGAAGGGATCCTCAATCGGCACATTCGAACTGATCTTGTTGCCGAGCACAGCGCCGTCTTCTGACAGCGCTATGACCACAGCGAAGTATTTCACTTGTTCCACTTGTAATCCTCCCGACTACTTCTGTTTTGTATTCCTTGCTCGCAACTCGGCGCGCCGCGCTGCCGCCCAAGCGGGATCCGCCCAGAGGTCTTTGGCTCTCTGTCTGGCTGCCGCACGCCTGTCTTCCGCTTTCCACTCTTCCAGCGCCTTCGCTCTGGATTGCTCTCTGCGGTGTCGTTTGCCGTTGGCCTCTTTCAACGCTGCTTTCCATTTGGCTTTTCTGCTCTGGTCCGACCAAGCGCGCCTCATCCCTTCAGACTTTTTGCTTTTCGTTGTTGGCAAGTTGGCTAGCAGCTTCGCTTCTGCGCTGGTCATGCCGCGTCCACCTTGACTGGCGTTCAAGAGTGCGCGCCCCAGTAACTTTCTCTGTCGCTCGACCAGCTGGCGTTCTTGCGCGTACGCCTCTGCCTCTGTCAATCCTTGCACGAGCCAGCAGAACCGCCACCCCTTGTTCTTGGCAAGCCAATTGTGCAGTTTGTATTTGCGCTTGACGCTTGAGCTCCTCGCTCTTGACTGGTGTTCGGCCCAACGTGCGCACCCGCCGTCTGACTGCACCTTCCCCTTGCCAATGTAGCGTATGCGTCCTTCGGCATCCTGCAATCCGTAGACTCCGTAGCTCATCTCCGCTCCTGGTCATTTGGCACCACGGGAAGGATGCGCGTTAAAGTTCAGCTCGTCAAACTTTGGCGCGTTGCGGTTGATCAAGCCGAGCAGCTCGACCAACTCCTCATTCAGCCAGTCGGTCAGTTCGCGCCAACCCTTACCGTCGCAGTGGCCGTGGTGACAGCGAAAGCCGCCAGTCCAGCCATTTTCTTCGTCTGGTTCGCGGATGCCTGCGCCGTTGTCCGCGCCGCCGGTGTGATCCTCGGTCCACGGACAGCGTACCGGGATCCATCCCGCCACATCGGCGCGTTCGCTCTTGAGCATGCCTGCTGACCTGAGCGCGGCCCGAGTGGCGATGAACGCGCGGATGGTACCGGCCCGGTCAACGGTCGCGCCGCGTGGCGCGCGTCGCTCCTCCGTCAATGTCAAGCCGAACGCCCGCACAATCTCCTCCACCGAGTAACGCCGCTCCGGATTCCATGCGGTCAATCGTACGCGCCAACCCCGGTACTTGGGCTTGCCGTTGATCCCTGCGGGCGGGCGGAACACGCGGTTGACGCCCGCCATGCCGGTGTCCTTGCTGAGGAACTGCTTGCGGATGAACGCGCGGATCAGCGCGTCGAATGTCGGCAAGGAAGTGATCGCCTGCCGAAAGAAGTACACAGCCTGGAAGTTGCGTGGTGACGTTTCGATCAGCGCCGTGGGCGGCAACGGTTCCAGGATCTCCATGGGGAACTTGCTGCCCGGCCCGGTGCCAATATCATCGATCATCAACAGCAATCCGCCAGCGAAGTTTTCCTTGCGTCGTCGGAACTCGCCGCGTGCGTTGCGCTGCATCGCCGACACGCACAGATAAACGTTCGCCTGCTCATCGATCATGTCAACGTCGTTGATGACGCGAGCGCGCCATTTGCCGCGTTGCTCGGCGTAAGGGTCGCCCCGGAACTGGCACAGCATCACACGCGCGCCAGAGGGCACTGTGCGTTTCATCTCTGCCAGGAATTCAGCCATGCTCATTGAGCGCCTCCAATGCCCCACGGAGCGCGGCCATTCGGCTGGATCGCATTGGGCCTATGGACTTGCCCCGCACGTGAACCTGATAGCCTTCGTCTGGCGGGTAATGGCGCGTGCAGCGCGCTTCTGGGCGCAGTCTCTTGATCTTGGCGAGCAGCCGGTCTTCCTCGTCCCAGATGGCTTTCAATTCGCTGTCCGGGCAACCGTTGTACAATCTCATTCGCTTTCTCCTCTCAGCGCGGCGCGGGCGCGTTTCCCGCCGTCAGCTTGCAGGGCATGGCGTCCGGGAGCGCCCTCGGAACTGGTGACCCTACATAGCCGCGCCTGCTCGCCGTACCACGCGAGTTCTTCACGCAGCCTATCCCGATCGGCCTGCAACGCTTCCCATTCGTCGCCAGTTCTCGCGCCGCCTAGCCTGTAGTTCTGGCAACGCATCCATAGTGCGTCGTGCTTGGCTTCCAGTTCCCGCAGGGCGGCTTCGGCTTTTTGTCCTCGCAGCCTCCATTCACAGTGCGTGAAATCACAACTCATCACTCCCCCTCCAGTGCAGTGCGCCTGTAAGCTCAAGGCGAACTCTCTGTTGTCCTAATACGAGGCACCGCACGGCGACCCATAGCCATTGCCACGCCTCGGCCCGGTACATAGTAAAATCGACCGCTCTAACCTTTATCGCCATCACTCTGCCTCCGACTGCGTTCATCCACCCGCTCCAGCGGCTTGGCTTCGAAGGCTCTTAGCGCCTTGAGAACTTCGCCGTAGATGAAATCCGAGTCAGGCATGAACTCGACGCCGCCCTCATCTCGATTCAGGCCGTCTTTCATTAGCGGCCCGTGAACGGCATTGCGCAAATGCACGAGCGCCGTGTCTCGCTCGGCTTCCAGTTCCGCGATGCGCGCATCCTTGGAGTGTTGATCCCACCCACCTGCGGACAAGTCTTGCGCCAGCCGCTCATTCTCCGCTTCTAGTTCCCGTATAGCGGCGGCGCAATGAGACAGCAGCGCGGATATGGCTGAATTGATATTTCGCGTGCTTGCTGCAAATGCGCTGGCCTTTTCAGCCAGTTCGCTGTACTTACTCATCACTTCCCCTCCAGCGCTTCGAGTTCCTTCGAGGCCATCCGATATTCAATGTGCGGATAGACGTTGTCGAGATTCCAGGTCTTTAGGCACAGCGGGCAAGAGTGTGGATAGCGCGGCGGCATCATCGTGAGTGTTTGCTGTGACCATTTCAGTTGCACATTGCATGTCGGGCAACAGGCATTGACCTGGACCACCCCAACTGGAAGCTCAGAGAAGTCCACTTCATGTTTTGACGAACTCATCACTCCACCTCCACATCTTGCGGGAACACACGCACCGGATTCGCCCTCTCGCTCGGCACGATCAACCAGCACTCAAAGAACTCCTCGCCCTCCCACGTGAAGCCTTCGCCGAAGTTCACCATGAAGTCGTTGCTGATGGTGCGGTAGCCGACGTAGATGCCCTCCACTGGACGCGGCTTGGTCCAGCGATTGATCTCGCCGTGCCGCTTCCACGCTTCAAACCACTTGCCATGCTCTTGGCGCTCGGTGAACTGCCGCGTGATGCGGTCGGTGGCGCGGACTCG